TATCATGCACGGCAGACCGGTGGCGGCGTCGGGCCATTGGATCTTGTCGGGCTCGTCCTGCCAAGGCCCTGGCCCCCAGCCCGACTTGTCGAACGTCCGATACTCGATCCGTTTCATGGCTCGACCACCTTTCGCTTGTAGGCCTCGACGGCCTCCTCCAGCTTCCGATCGTAGGCCTCGATCGTCTGCTCCCGGATCTCCTCGCCCCGGTAGTCGGTCCACTCCATCCCGCAGTGAAGGCAGGACCAGACCGGGACGTTGTGGGCAGTCAGATGGACGAGATCATTTTCGCCGAGGCCGATGCGAAGGTCGAGGGGCTCGTCGCGCAGGCTGTCCTCGGCGATGCCGATGTCGCACCAGGGGCAGGGCATCGTCTTCATCGGATGAACTCCCCGAGATCATAGCGCTCGATCAAACACTCGTCGGCGTAGATCAAGCCATAGGCTTCCGACAGGAGCGTCACGGGATGCCGTTCGTGATAGGTCTGGCCCTCGGACCGGACCATCCGCTCGGCGTCCAGGTAGCCCTTGATCCGCTTCAGCAAATCCTCGACGTATGGGCTCATGGCTTGTCCTCCCATCCGATATGGCTCATTTCGATCAGGCCTTCGGTGCCGAGGTGAAGCGACCGGGTTGCGGCGGCGATTGCCGTCATGCGGGCTTCGAGCAACAGGATGCGGCGGCAGGCCTCTTCGGCCAGGGAGATCCATCCCTGCTGCGGCGGCTGGCCCTTCGCCGGGCAACCCTTCAAGAACTCCAGCACCAGCCGCGCATCGAAGTTGTCCCGGGTTTGGCGGATCATGGCTCGGCTCCCACGGGGTCAGCCCCAAATTCATCATGCAGAGCGGCCAGCTTGGCCTCCAGCGCATCCATCACTTCTCGGATGTCGCCGCCCTTGGCGACCCACTCGTCAATGACCGCCTCAAGGCGCTCCTCGAAATCGAACAAGATCCCGGTCATTTCTGCTGCTCCTTGTGTGGGGCCGGCGCTGCGCGATAGGTCACGCGCAGGAGGCATCCGGTCTCGTCCTGATAGCGCAGCGCGTCGGCCGGCCGGCTATACTTGATCCAGCCATCCGCATAGTCCTTGCACTCCCAGCCGATGGCGAGCGCCGGGGCCGGGTCGGCCTGGCCGATCTTAATCGCGGCTGCGGCGCGGGCTTCGGCCTCCTTGATCCACTTGCCGAACCACCGGAAGGCGGCGCCGATCATGGCTTCACCCCGCGCCAGCGTTCCATGAAGGTGATCGACCGCGCTCCGAAATTGACGCGGCGGCATACCTCGCGAAGCCCCGGGCCATCCTCCAGTGTGGCGCCTCGCATGCGGCCAGCATCGAACACGGTCCGTTTGAAGTAGCCCTTGGCGATCAGCTCCCGGCGCTGGGCCTTGTCGTACATCCAGAAGAGCCGGCGGCAATCGAAGTTGCGGCAGACCGCCGGTCGCTTCGGCCAGATCGAGCAGCGGCCATCCTTGAGCGCGTAGCACGACCCATCGGGATTGCGATCCAGGGTCAGCATGGTCAGGCCGTTTGGGGCGCTCGTATCGTGCGAAAGGGCGAGCTGATAGGCCTCGGGGTTGTCGCCGCGCTCGGGGCGGAGCGCGACGGGGCTATAGCAGCAGGCATTGCAGGTGCCGCAGGCCAGGACAGCATCTTCCCTCGTGCGCTCAATGATGGCCGCATCGGAAGGGCTCATTGCGGCGCCGTCCTGGCGGGGCAAAGGTCCGTCTTGTTTCATGCTCATTGATCAGCCTCCCCGTGATGTTTCAGGCAATCCTTCGACACACATGAGCCCAAGGGATCGACCTGGATTGGACCGCAGCCTTCGCACAGGACAACGGCGGCCCGGCCCTCCTGCCATTCGGCTTCCGAAGTCAGGCCGGCGAAGTCGTCAACGAAGTCATGATGCGACCCGAACAGATCGGCGGCGCACTGGCGGCAAAAATCAGCCATCCGCCTTCCCCTCCTTGGGCTTGAACATGTGGGCCAGGAAGGCGTCGGCGGCCTCGGAAAGGGACTGCGCCCGATCGAGGTACATCTGCGCCGCCTCGGGCCGGTTGTTCTTCCGGGCGGCGTCGCGGCGCTTCAGCTCGTACTCAGCCCGGTCGCGGAGAAAGCCGACCAAGGCCTCCACGACCCCGGCCATCTCGGCGTGCCCGACCAGCATCCCGGTCGCGCCGTGCAGCGCCATCTCCAGGATCGTGATCTCCCCAGCCGCCTCCTTCAGCAGATCGATTGCCGTGGAAGGCAGGCCGAGGCCGGCGCCAACCGCAGCGGCGGTCTCAAGCTGATCGGCCAGGGACGAAGCCCAGTCCCGGGCCAGCCCGTCGATGATCTCGGGGTTGAACCAAACGACCTTGCCGTGATCGGTGACGGCGACCATCCGGTCCGGCTCGTCCTTGACGGCGAGCAGCGAGCCGCACCTCCTGAAGCCCCGATCCTGGAGAGCCCGAAACTTGGCGAGCGCGACGCTGTTCATGGCGTCGCCCCCCGCTGATCTTCCAGCGCCGTCGCCTCCCTGTTGAGCGCCTCGATAATGGCGTCCACGGTCGCGCCCTCGGCCCGGAACTCCTCAACGACCTTCCCGATCGCTTCCGAAAGCTGGTCCATGGTCCCGACGTCGGTTTCGCCGCCGACCGGCCCAGCCGGGAGATCGGCCAGGCGGACGGTCCGGGGCGGCTCGATCATGCCCAAGCGAATGCCCAGGTCCACGAGCATATCCTCGGCCTGGACCAGGAGCCCGTCCGGGTGGTCGGGGTAGCGCGGCGTCTTCGCCAGATGGGATCCGATCTGTCGCAAAAGGGCCTTCAGCTCAGGCGCATCGTCCATTAATTCCCCCCCTTAAAACCAAGTCTCAACAATGACGGCGTAGTCGCCCGGCTGGCGGTCCTGCCGGTACAGCCCGCGCGGGAGCATCTCGCGAAGCTCCTCCAGGGTGTCAGCAAGGAGCACCGACCGCAGGCCGTTGACGCTGATCTGCGGCAGGCCAGGGCGCGCGGCGTAGCGGCCCGGGTAGTCGGTCGTGCCCGTGGTCACGGTCCAGATCACGAGCTGGCGCTCCGCGACGCAGGAGTCCTGGAAACGCTGCGCCTCCTCCGGGGTCATGATCTCGTCGGGAGTGCCCATCAGTGACGGACCTCCGACCCCAGCAGATCGGTCCAGAGGCCGAACGCGGTGAACTTCCCGCCCTCCTGCACCACGATGTCGTCGCCGAGCCCGAGGAAGTTCCCGGCCTCGTCCCGAAGCATCTCGAAGACGTGGGCGACCGGTCTGCCGCCGGCTTCCCCGACGAGAGCTACGGCTTCCTTTCGATCGGGATACTGGCCGGCGGACCGCCCATCCTGGAGCATCTTGTTGCCGCCAACCCGATACCAGACCTCCGCGCACTTGGCGTAGGAGTGGGCACGGTGATCCTTCAACAGGCCCCGAATGAACTCGACCAAGGCCGGGGCCTCGGGGCTGTCGGGGGCGTATTGTGGGAAATGGATGAAGCCGGCCTCCTTGTCGTTCACGAAGAAGATGATCCCGGTTTCCATCTGGCCTTCTCTGCGGATCATCGCTTCGCAGGAGCCCTTGGCCGCGCCGACTAGGTCAGCCGAGAACCGCTCGTGCATCATCTCGGACAGCATCAGGCCTACGGCCGCAATGACAGCCTCGCTCATGTCCGCTGCTCCCGGTCGAACTGGATCGTCGCGGCGATGATCCGGGTCAGACGCTCATTGCCAGGGAAGTCCCGGCCGTTCGTGAACTCCTGGACCGCCAGCCCGGCCAGCGCCTCGGCCGAGCGGTCCGGGTTGCGGCGCGGCGCCAGGACCATCATCTCCGGGGGCACCTTGTGACCCGTCTCGGTCTCGACCGAGAGCCGGCCCTGGAGCGAGGCCTGATCACAGATCTCCTGCGCCGCCTCCAAGGGGAAGCGCCGAGCCTCGTCCATCCATCGGGTGTATCCGTGATTGTTCTGGTGCCAGAAGCCCCGATGCTCGTTAGACCAGATCAGCCATTGCAGGGTCATGGCCGCACCGTCCAGATCTTCAGGTCGACCAGCCATGCGGCGCAGACCAGGGTCGACACAGCGCCGGTCAGGTTAGCCACGACCGCAGTCCAGCGGGAGACCAGCTCTGGCCCCGATGCGTAGAACATGGCGGCGATGACCATCATGCCGCCGCAGATGTACCAGAGGAAGCGGACGGCCTGGAGCAGCCGCGCGGTCTTGGCCTGCTCGACAGCCTGCGCCCGCTCGACCTCCATGATGTGCTTGATCGTCTCGACCATGTCCGGGGTTGCCCCCCGGAAAGCGGCGATCCCGAGCTGCTGGCCGAGGCCGCACTTGGGGCAGACGACCTCCAGGTTGAACTGCTCCTCGGGCATCAGATGAACCTCCAGAGGCGGATCTCGCCCTTGGCCTCGTTCTCCTCGGTCGTGTACCAGTGGCCGCGCTTCTCGCTCTGGCGGTCGGCCATGACCTGGAACCGATGCCGGAAAGTGCCCCAAGGCAGCCCGAACGGGATCTCGGCGAGGAAGCTGCCGCCCTTCGGCAACGTGTCCCAAGGGTACATCTCCGCCCGCAAGATCAGCGGCGGCATGGGGATGCCCATCTCGACCTTGACCGAGGGGAAGACCTTGACCGGGGCCGGGGCCAGCAGCTCGGCCTCGACCTCGGCGTCCGTGGGGGTCGCCATGATCTCGCGGCCAGCGTGGATGCCCACGGATACGGCAGCAGCGACCGTCGCCTGAAGCGCCTGGAGCGCCGGCTGCGACGGCGTCCCGGTGAGCTGCTCCTCACTGAGCCCGAGCCCGGCACAGAGCTTTGCGATGGTGGACTTGGACGCGGTCCGGTTGCCTCGCAACAGGCCGGACGGGACGTCCAGGCCGAGCCCGCAGAGCCGGGCGACGCCGAGCCCCGGAAGCTGCCGCTCGCGCATGACGGCGCGGAGGGCCGCCTGGAAATGGTTGTCGGTTGCCCGGGGCGCGGTCAACCGGTCAAGGGCCGCATCGCCCTGCCGCGGATGATCATTACCGGGCGTCTTGGCCGGGACGGGCTTGGTCCGTCCCTTGGCCGCACGGTTCTCCGCGCGCTTGGCATTGGCGCGCTTCGCCAGCCGGCGGAAGTGCGCGGACCGTTCCTCCGGGCTCAGGTCGGGCATGCCACGGCGATCCTCCTTGTTCGCCCTGGTCTTGCGCTTCTGGGCCGGCTCGGGCTCGGCCGCCGTCCGGGCCGCCTCCTCGGCGTCCTTCGTGATCTGCTCGTCAATCATGTTCTTGATGTCATCCAACGTGATGCCGAAAGCCTGTGCGATCAGCTCCAGCCGGTCATCCGTTGACCGGCCTACACGCATGAGGTGATTGAGGGTGTCCTTGTTGATCCCGGCCTTGGCTGCGAGCTGGACAAGGGTCTGCCCGTCTATGAACCGAAGCTCGGTGATGACCTTGTGGAGCGCCGACTTGCCGGCCTGCTCCTTGCGGCGCCGGGGAGCGGTAAGCGCATCCCGGTTCAGCCGGGCTAGAGCGCGGTAGTAGGCCTGGCGCTCGTCGCCCTTGAGGGTGTGGAGCTTCCGCCCGGCGAGGATCGCGCCAGGCGTCCCGGTCTCCAAGATCTGGAGCCAGCCGTCAGGGAAGGGCGATGTCTGGAGCGGCCTCTCGCGGGGGGCAGTGGGCGGCGGAGCCGCCTCTTTCTCCCGGAGGATCTCTGCGACGCGGTTCGATGGAGCCATGGTGCCATTGAGGATGCGCGGGTCATCCGGCCCGCTGGGGGGCGATGGCGGCAGTCGCTCCGCCGCCGGCTTGAGAGGCGCGCGACCAAGCGCGATCTGTGCGAGGCGCCTGGACCGATCTTCCTTGGCGCGAGTGTCCTGGAGGTAGTGCTGGGCGGAAACCTGGAGGGCGGCGCCCGTCGCCGGGGCCGGCTGCACGACCGGGGCCTTGGCCGCCTTCCCCGACTCAGGGCGCTTCAATCGGATGTTCGCCAGCCGTGTTGCGAGCTTCGCTTCCCTTCGTTCCCTCTTTTTTGTCCTTTTGTCCGCTTCTTTTTCGGCCGCGCGCTTGAAAGCGACCGCGATTGCGCCGTCGTCATCTTCGCTTGAGCCTGTCATGGCTTGGCCCTCTTGACGCTGGTAAGGCCGGAAGTCCACCGACCGCAAATCCCGATGCGATATGGTGTTTGAGATAGTCGGAACAATTTTAGTCAAATGATGATCGAATTGCTTATCCATCAGCGTTCCTCCTCATGTTGCCGAGAGGCGAGAGTGAACAGCGCGATGCGAAGCGCAGGTATCTAACTGCATCTCCGGGCCGAGCCCTGAGTCATCGCAAACGAAAGGATTATAAATATGCAATCGCCGCCTCCCTACCCCGACGTTAATGCTACATGGATCGGCTTTGCAAGACTCGATTTTTACAAATGTCATAGATCGCTTCTCCAAGGACTCCAGAAGGTTAAGCTGAATACCTATCGCACATTGTCAGGGCGACGTTAAGTCAACCTGGAGGGGATCTCCATCTCATATGGATACCGGCAGGTTTGCAGCAGGGGCGAGCCTAGTGCCGGGGGCTCTCGGGGGCCGGGAGGGCACTACCGCGAGCCTCGCTAGGGCACACATACCTGAACGAATAGATGCCGGGCGCGACCGACTTCTAGGCCCCCGACAGCCGAAGCGGCAATCGGTATTTCGTCCTACAAGGCTCATAACTGTGCCTTGCCAATCCCTCGGCCCCCGTTTTGCCGGGTAGCAAGGAAGGCGTGCGTAACGGAACTAGACGCGCTAAATTATAGTCGCAATCTGTGCCCAGGACGGTCTCACAATGCCGCCCGCACCGTGTGCGCCTGCCAGCACACTAAAGACCCAATACGGTCTTCGGTCGGGCAAAGATCGCGCAAAAAAAAACGCCCCAGCCAAAGGCCGGGGCTCTGTTAACTCTGACGGAGTAGCACATGGACATCGTCTATTTCGAGAAGGCAGGATCCTTACTTTTTGGTGATTACTGGATCATACCCATGGCTCGCGCGCTCGGCGTCGATCGTAGGACGATCTACAAATGGAAAGACAGGGGCGTCGTATCGCCGCAAGCGGCCGAAACGCTGAAACAATTAATGACCGAGCGACGAAGCGATCTGAAAGACCATTTGAAAGGCCTCAAAGCAGCCTGCAAGGCAGGCGCCAAACCCCCCGGGAACTAGGCTGGCGGCGTGTTTCGCGGGGCGAAATAGACCACCGCAAAACCTAAGACGCCGTTCAGCAGAGCGACGAGGACGTAACCGTACCAAGGCATCTCAATCCCAGTCGGGATGACGATGGCGCTTGTGCCAAGACCTCCAGCGATGCCAGCCACCGTGCCAGCGATCGCTTTAGAGATCTGTCCGAATTCAAATGCCATTGTCAGATCTCCGTGATCTCGATGCGCTGGGAATTCGAGAGGTACGTCGTCACCTCCTGTCCTCCGCTCAGCTCGGCGACCGGCGTTGAGAGCACGTCGACATCGCTTACGGCGAAGACCGCAGCCTTGCGCTCGTCCGCCGGATCGTTGGTGTTCTTAATCGTGATGCTGATGGTCATTTGAGTGCCTCCTTAACGCAGCAGGGGAGCCCCGATCGGCAGCAGGCTCACGGCGTAGAGCAGCAGCACGATCACGAGCAGGACGTAGATGCAGTTCTTGATCCAAGCGTCGAGCGGGATCTGTCGGATGATCCAGACGATCAGGCCGAAGACCACCAGCAGCACGAGGATCTGGACAAGGAAGGCGAGGGGTATCATCGAGCCTCCTCCGCCTTGGCCCTGGCATAGGCCGCAGCGAGCTTCGTGTGGTAGCCGAGCTTCGCGAAGCCGGCGCCGTTGTAGCCCCGGGCAAAGGCCGGCCAGTCCTTATCCCGGAGCGGGCGAACGAGATGCGCGGCCTCAACGAAGCCGGCGAAGGCGTGGAGATGCTCGTCCTCGCCTTCGCACATGGCGGTGACGAAGGCCTCGACGCTGGTGAACCCCACCAGGCCGGAGTTGAAGCCCATGATCTGCGCTAGGCCCCAGCTCGCGCTGCGGAGGGCTGCGTCGGCGTCCAGCGAGCGCGCCAGGCCGAGGCGGGGATACTCCTTGGCGCCGCCCTTGTAGCCCCCGGGGCGGGTCCGGCTTATATCCGGGGCCAGCGCGTCGAAACGGCCTCCGGTCAGCCGGTGGAAGACGTGACCCTCGAACAGGATCTTCGGCCGGCCATCCTGGAGGAAGCCCTGGCCGGCGGCCTCGACGGCGACGACGGCCTTGACCGCCGCCCGCTCGCACGTCAACCGCTCCGCGATCTCGGCATAGATCGTCGGCGAGCGCGGCAGAGCCGCACCCCGGAAGTCGACAGGGATCATGGAGGCCTCGTTGCTAAGCGAGAGTCAGCGCAGGCCGAAGAGCCAGAGCACGATTGCAATGGCGGCGACGAGGCCGACTGCCATGGAGTAGGCAAAGACGCGCTGCCAGGGCCACCAGCGGGCCTCGTCATAGGCCCGCCGGGTTGCCTCCAGCTCGCGGCTTGCGTCGGCCAGGAGCTTGCCTGCGGTGTCGCGGGCGTCGGCCTGATCTGCGAGCCGCTGGATCTGAAGGTTCAGCGAGTGCATCTCAGTGGCCCACTTTTCGAGCGAGCCGTTGATCATTGCGAAGTGCTTATCGTGGCCGGCGAGCCGGGCGTCGATCTTCCCAGCCACTTCTCCAGCCTCTCGGCCGCGCTCATAGTCGCGAGCCGAGGGTCCGCCAGGGTCGGGCATGGGATCACTCCGAGAGTGGACCGACCGTGACCGGGAGGCTGCCGCTCTTCCAGACCGTGGGGTCCGGCATGTCGAAGAAGATCGGCGGCACCGCGCTCTCGATCGGAACGAATTGCTGGAAGGGCCAGCACCAGTTCCTCGGGGTCGTCGTGAGCTTGATCGTCCCGCCGAGCGTGGCGGGGATCTCGATCAGGCTCGCGCGCCCGAGATAGGTCGTGCCGATCCTGGCCGCCCGGACATCCTCCGGGTCGACCTCGGGGTCGATGATCACAGTGGGCAGTTGGATCGCGCCGCCGATCTGGCCCGAGACCGTCCGCAGCAATTCGCCCGGGCAGTAGCGGCGCCGCGTCACCTCCCATTGCAGAGTCAGGATCCGCGTCGCCGGATCGTAGGCGCCGGCCCCGAGGCGCTCGTATTTGATCGGGGGCTCCCGGTCGATCAGTGCGACCAAGAACAGGAGGGCAACGGCGACCATCGGCCAGCCGATGACGATCACCATCCACCAGAGCGGCTCGCGATACCAAGGGCGTAGCTCTCTCCTCATGGGCCGCCACCGCGCTTGAGGACGATGTTCCAGAGGGTCAAGACGAACGCCCCGATCCCGGTGCTGCCGATGATCCCGAGCAGCCAAACCGCCGGGCGGAGTTGCTCCTTCGTGGCGCAGGCGGCCACGTCGGCGCGCAGATCCACGATGTCCCTGGAGACCTGTTGCAGGTTGAAATCGAATTTGGTCTCCAGGACCGTCACCCGCCGGCTCAGCTCTTGCATCTCGCGCATGAGATCGCGCATCTCGGGACGGTCGCCGTAGCGCCGGCCGGGATCTTGGGGCGTGTCAGACATGGCTTGAAGCCGATCCCCTCACGTCAGGGCGTAAGCCGACATCGGGATGAACGTTCCCGATGCCGCCACACCTCCCGCCAGCGTGCCGGCGCCGAAGGAGAGCGCCGCCGACACTTCGGTGGTAACGATGGCATTGCCGCCCGTGCCGGGCGTCTTCGCCCGCACGCTCACGTTGCCAGCAGCCGCCAGCGCGGTAACGGTCGGATGGACCGCCGTGGCCGCGCCGTAGCCGGTGGAGATCAGCAGCGGATCGCGCGTGATGGCGCCGATCAGGTTGTTCCGCGTCACCAGGGAGCTGCCGCCGATCAGGACCGAGTTGGCCCCGCCCAGCGCGGTGTTGAACGTGTAGGTCACGGAGCCGATCGTCACGGTGTCGCCGTTCGCCGGGTTGCCGGTGAAGGTCAGCAGGCCGACCGCGATGCCGTCGCCGTTCTTCACGACAGTGCCGGGATCTCGCGCAGTGGTGACATTGACGTACCGGATGACGTTGTCCGCGATGTCGCGGATCTGAGCAACGCTATCGACCGTGAGCGTCACGGCCAGGGCTTCAAGCTCCCGTCCGCCTGGCGCGGGCGTGCCGATCCAGCCGTTGGTCAGATCGAGTTCACACAGGGCCATGCCGTCCGTGTAGACGGTGCGAACGCCCGTGGTGCCGACGCCCTGCGGATCGAACCGGAAGTCAGACACGATCGCCCGCTGCGTGCGGCCGACCGCGTTGCCCGTGTTCACGCCGAGCACCGCAAACTGCTCGGTGCCGCACCGCGAGATGCGCAGGCCGGTCGCCTTCAGATAATCGTCGCTGCCGACGTAGCCGCACTTCCAGCAGTCTTCGATATCGACGTTGGTCATGTAGAGGCGATTGGATCGCAGCGACGGGTCGAACACGGGATCGAGGACATGGTCGGAAATGCCGTCGCCGCCGCTGGCCCCGGCCTGAGATCCGGTGTGCGAGATCTTGAAGTTGCGAAGCGAAGTGGTGAGGATTGAGCCGGCCTGATACGGCGCATCAATGCGAGGGGTCCGGCCAATGCCGTCGCCGTCGCTGTATTTGGAGTGCCCACCGTCGAAGACGTACTGGCCGTTCTCGACCTGGATGTTCGGGTTGTTGTACCCGCTCCACTCAAACACGCAGTTGGTGAAGGTGCCGAACCCGGCGCCGCCCGTGAGCAGCGCCCCGGAGGACCAGCGGAGGGTGATGTTGTTGAGGTTGACTTCCGGCGATCCGGAGACATCGATCAGGTTGATGGTGCGCGACACGATCAGGCTGTATCCGCCCTGCGGATAGGTGGTCGGGTCGGCGCTGGGCATCCCGTCTGGCAGGCGCAGGTACAATTGGCCGCTGGTGCTGGCGACGGCGCCATTGACCCTCCCGGCCATGTCGACGCCGGCATTGGCAGTGACCACCGACTCCAGGCAGGTGTTCGGGAAGGTGTACCAAGGCCGGGGGCTCCAGCCCAAGCCGTAGATGAAGACTTGGTTCGGGTGAGAGACCGTCTCCAGGCTATGCTTCGTCGGGGTCTTCCACACCAGATTTCCCGTGCCTGCCACCACCGTCCAGATCGGCACCTCGGCGAAGTTGAAGCCGTTCAGTGACGAGTTGCCGCCGGGGAGACCGTTGATCGTCCACCGGGGCGACAGGGTGTCTTTGATGTCGAGGTAGCCGTAGACGTTGTCGGTCAGGATTTCGATCGTGATCGGCTGCCCGACCAAGCCCTGGCTCACGATGGCACCGCTGACGTCGGTGAGCATCTTGAGTGGAGCACCCCTGGTGCCGTTGCCGGACGAGCCCGCGCCGGAGTGGACATAGAGCGTAGGGCCAGACGTGGCCTTCCGCGTGACCTGCGAAATGATCGCCGTCTGGCCGTTCGAGATCATCATGCCGATGACGACAGCACCGTGGGGGGTCTCAGGTGCCACGGTGAAGTCAGCGAACACTTGCTGATCATCCTGGAAGACCTTGACCGCCAAGCTCCGATCAGACTGGACATCGACCAGGATGCCGATCTCCAGCCCGTTGGCGACGGCCGGGGCGGTGAACGGCGTTGGCGTCAGGGTGCGAGAAGCATCGCTGGTGGTGCCGTTCGCCAGGGACGGGACCATCTGCGTTCCGCGACGGACCAGGGTGCGAGCGCCGCTCGACATGTCGCCCGTGGTCGCGGGATCCGTTCCAAAGAAGAACCCGGAGTTCCCCGAGATCGTGCCGGCGGTGTACTTGCCCACGAAATAGAAGCTGTCGCCCGGCAGCAGGTCATAGGGCAGTTTGATCCCGACCGGCCAAACGCCCGGCAGCGCCGGCAGGCCCACAACCGTAAAGCCGGCCGCGCTGGCGTTGATGGTGAAGCGAGTCGTCGGGTTCGAGATCGTGACCCACGTCGGGGCATAGCTCGCCGCATCCGTAAAGGCGAGCGGGCGCGGCGCAGCGGTCGACAGGTACAGGCCGTCCACAGCCGCCGTCGATTGAGCGACCGCGTTCTCCATCGGCGTGATCCGGTCAACGCCCATGACCCAGACGTTGCCGGCGTCGTTCCAATACCAGATCGTCGGGTAATTGTTGGCGGGGACCGGGTCGTTCGTGATCAGCCCGAGCTGGCCGTCCGCCTGCGTGGTGTCGGCATCCATCGCGGCCTTCGTCACATAGCGCCGGGCGCCAGTGTTCGAGACCGCAGCGGTGTTAATGAAATTCAGAAGCGCACGGATGTCCTGCTTGAAGGGCTCCTTGGGCGTATGCCCATCGGCGGCAAAATCCGCCCACACTTGATCGACGGTCGGAATGGCCATGACCGGGGGTCCCCATCAGATTTGTCGGTGGAGGCCGCGCTGGCGGCCTAAAGGGTCGTCCAGCCGCTCTTGGCTTGGATCTGCGCGTTCGTGGGCTTGGTCGTGCCCCACTTGACCTGCTCGATCACGCCGTTGAGCGCGGGCGTGAGGTTGAGGCTCACGGAGAGCTTGGCCGGGGTCCCGCTCGGCAGGTTCCCGGAGACATCCGTGATCGCCGCCAGGCCGTTTGCGGCGAAGGCGAAATCGTTGAGCTTGTAGCCGTAGATCATGGTCGTCATGACCGTCGCCGGGACGGTCGCGATCGGGCCGGCCTGCTGGACGCTGGCGATCTGCGTCAGGCCCCGGAAGCCGGTCGTGGTGACGCCCTGGATCGCGTTCGTGTCGGTGATCGCGGTCTGGAGCGATGCGAGCACGACACCGGAGCTGGTGACACCAGCCGAGGCCACTCGCGCCCGGGCACCGAGGAAGCCCTGCGTCGCGCTGAAGTCAGCGCCGACCGTCCGCTGGATCTGCGGATTGCTTCGGGTTGCGGAGGCGGCGTTGCAGATGATCGGCGCGGTGTCGAACGCGCCGCTCTCAATCACGTTGAGGAGCCAGAAGATCACTGCCCCAGGCGGCGCGGCGATCCGCATCTGCTCGGTGGTTGCCGCCGCCGTCCGGCCGCCACCGACCCGGACATAGGGGCTCGATACGGCGAAGGAGACGGCGGTCGCCCCGCCAATCTCGATCCGGCCGGCCGAGCCCCGGTAGACCACCGAGCCCCGGCAGGCACCGACCACCGCGATGGCCCCGGAGATCGTGGCGAAGGCGTCGGCGACCCCGAGGGTGTTGTCGAGCTTGTAGACGAAGCCGTTGAGCGTGCCGCCGGCCTTGAGCGCGGTCAGGATCGAGGAGCCGACCATCGTCGCGCTGTCATCGACCCGGGTCAGCGTCGCCGCCGGATCCCCGCTCAGCGTGACGCCGGTCAGATCGGTCGGCGCGGCGTTGCGGTTCGTGCAGCGGTTCGTTCTGGTCTCCCACACCTCCAGGCCGAGGTCGCTGATCGGCAGGGCATTGGCCGCCGTGAGGCTGAAGGCGCCGCTCGCGTTCGTGACGATCTGCGCGCTGGTGACGACGGAGTCGAACAGCAGGGCCAGCGTGGACGAGGCGCCGTTGAGCCGGGCGAGGCCGGCCTTGAAGTCTGCCTGGCCGGATGCGTCGGGGTCGTACCAGACCACGGTCAGGGTCACGGAGCCCGAGGCCGCACTCTCGTTGCCGGCGATGGTCGCCGTCGCGGTGATCGCCTGCGCGCCAGAGCCCAGCGCGATCAGGGGCACAGACCAGTTGCCCGAGCCATTGGCGGTCGTGGTCGTATTGAGGACCGAGTTGGCGAAGACCTTGATCGAGGCGGACGGATCCGACGTGCCCGTGATGGTTGGGTTGGTCTGGCCGATCGTGCCCGCGGCGGTCGTGATGACCGGGGCCGGCGGCGCCAGCTCGCCCAGCACCCCGGCGGTCTTCGCGCTCTTGACCGCGCTCCAGTTTTCCGACGTGGCGAAGTACCACCAGTCGCCGGCCCCGGGATGATCGACGTAGAGCGCGGTGCCGTTGGGCGGCCCGAAGACCGCTCCGCTGATGTACACGGCGAGAGCGGGGTTGTTGGTGCCGGCCCGCCAGAAGCGGATCGCCGCGAACCGGCTCTCGTTGGGGGCCTTGGCCGACAGGTTGACGGCGCCGGTCACGACCATCGCGGTCAGCAGCGTCGGGACCGCCGGGGCCGTAGGATCGGCGACGGCCTGGAACGGGGCGGTCGTGACCCATTCGGACACGGTCCCGCGCGGCCCCATGAAGCGGGAGCCGCCCTCGTACATCTTCCCGTTCTCAAGCGGGGGGGTCTCGAACGACAGATCGTCGGGGTTGATCCCGACCATCTGCCAGATGCCCCCGACCTCCCGCCAGCGGCCCTGCGAATTGAAGGAGGCCGTGGGAGGGGGGTTCCACGAAACCACCGCGGTCGCCACGATCGTCCGGTCGTCGATCTGGCGATGGACAACGTTGGCGACGACGCCGGTCGGCGCAGGCGTGACCGGGATCGGCCCCGGCGTGGCGGGGATGACCGCCGGGTCCTGCTCGTCGGTCGCGGCATCCCAGTCGAACCAACCGTCATAGCTGGTGACATTCATCTCGACCGACATCGTGTTGCGGTCGAGGCTCATGCTGCTCACTTCGAAGATCTGGTCGATGCCCAGCTCGGCCAGCGTGAGCCGGACCCACCGCTCGCCCCAGGCATTGAGCATCGCCAGGGAGCCCCGGAGCTTGCCAGCCCAGCGGGGCGACCCCTTCTTGAGCACGCTCTTGGCGAGGCGCTGGGCCTGCCCGTCGCTGGGGGCGCAGCGGATCTTGACGCTGGCGCTTTCGACGCCGTTGCGGTCGATCGCCTCCTGATCGTTCTGGATGCCGGCCTCGATCTCGGCCCAGTCCTGGAGCGGGCTCACATAGGTCGCCCGCACCTCGTTGATCCGCTCGATCGCGGCCTTGCCCGAGGACAGGTCATATTCGAGGACTTGGGGGTCCGTGACCGTGACGCCGGCAACCGGGTCCGGGGCGCCGACCGAGAGCCCGAGCCGGCCGTCTGGCCCCTGCGTGAGGCGGCCCGAGCAACTGTCCAGGAGATCGGAAAGCACCTGCTTCCGGTCTTCGATCAGGTCGTAGGCGAAGCAGGCCCGCCACCGCTTCTCGGTGCCGCCGGCCTTGAGCGGGATCGCTTGGTTGCAGACCGCCGCAGCCGCGACAAAGCTGGCAAGGTCGATCCGGTCCGCCGGGATGCCGAAGCCGACCGCGATCGGTCCTCGGATGCTGGGCTCGGTCCGGGTCAGGTAGTCCAGGACCACGAGCGCAGCGTTATCACTCCAGGAATACGTCGCCTCGTTGCCGAAGACCGCGCCGGGGTGCGCCGGGTCGTAGATCAGCGCCCCCTCCAGCGCGGCCCGGTAGGCGGGCGCTCCGTTGCCGTAGACCTTCTGCTGGAGGTCCGGCTTCAGATCGGAATACTTGACGTGGGTGCAGGCGAGCCCCTCGCCGCGATGCGCGCCAGGCGGGGTCATCCACTCGTCCGGCATCGACGTGATGATCTGCCCGGGCAGGCCGAGCCAGTTGGTCACGGTGACGGGCAGGATCGGATCGTAATCGTTGTAGACGCCGCTGATCACATGGCCGGTGACGGGGTCGACCTCGACCGTCTCGTCGTTGAGCCAATGCACCACGACCCGATTGATCCGATGGGCGCAGTGGCAGACCAGCGTGTGCAGATCGCCGATGTCGTCGCCGAGGTAATAGATGTACGCCCCGGCCAGCCGGTAATATCCGTAACAGCGCGTCCGGGCCGGGATCGCCTGCTTGATGCTCTGCGAGCCGTCCTCGAATTTCGGACGAGCCGGCTGGGGGGTCAGCAGCATTTGCACGAGGGCGCCGACGATGGTCAGGCCGACACCGATCGCGGTCAGGGCGGTCGCGCTCAGGGTGACGCTCGCGATCACGAGCCCAGTGGTGCCCGCAGCCGCCGCCCCGGCGAACGCGGCCGAGGCGCCCGCAGCGACGACGAGAGGAATGGCTTGCGGCATTCAGAAGCTCCAAGCCATGACGGCCGAGGGGGTGCGCCAAATGCCGGGGCCGGTCTTCGCCAGCCATCCGAGCTGCCCACGGATCGCCAGAGCCGGGCCTTCGGCGGTCTCGATGACGCCGATGTCGCCGGGCTGGGCCTCGGAAGGGGCGATTTCCCGCGCAGGCGTGGCGCACAGGGCGGCTCGGGCCACCTCGGGCAAGGTCCGGCCACGGATAAGCCGCCGCCAGCCCAGCCGCGTGCGGTAGCGGCCCCGCCAGGGCGCCGCCGGGTCAACGCCGCAACGCTTCTTGACCCAGTCCGCCACCCATAGGGTGCAGTCGCAGCGGCCAAACTCGAACGGGGTCTCGGCGCCGAGGCGCATGTGATCGGCCAGGCCGGCTAGAACCGGGGCCACTCGACCGGCCTGCTGCTGAAGACATCGACGCGGTCGGCCGGGTAGCGCCGGCCAGGCCGGTCGCTGATCAGGGAGAACGGGCCATCAGGAGCGGTCCCGGCTCGCTCGCGCGCAGCCGTCCAGATCGGGTCGCCGAGGTCGGCCTGCTTCCAAAGATGGTCGAGCATGACCATCGACCGGCAAACGATCTCGCCATCGGTCATCTTCATTTGCGATCTCGGCAGGGGATTAGAACCGGGGCCAAGTGACCGTCCGGTCGATCATCTTCGGGATGAATTCCAGCCCCCGGTCGCCGGGGTATCGCTGCTGCTGATCACGGTCGGTCAGGAGCGCGAACGGCGCCCGGCTCCGCTGCGAGAACAGCGTCTCGCACGGCAGGGAGATCGTCCGGAGGGAGGCGCCGCTGGCGGTGAAATTCGGCCGCTGCATGGTCCAGATGCCGAGGGTCACGAGGCTGTCCAGCGGGACCATCCCCGGCAGGGATGCGTTGTAGAAGCCCATATAGACCGTGAGATCCCGACCCTCGATCTCGCCCGCGTCAGCGTCGGCCTGCGCTGCCGCCACGATCCGTCCGTCGACCCCCGAGAGCGTGAGCGTGAGCTGGGGCGCGGCGCCGTTGATTGCCTCCTCCAGACCGTCGATCGATTGGAGGGGTGAGCCGGTCGCGTCCTGCCGGCTACCGAGACCGTTCCACGTGAAACCTTCGCGGTCGATCGGACCGTCGCCTTCCCAAACCCGGATCGGGGCGCTCAGGAAGTCGAAGAAGACGTAGAGCGAGCAGACCACGTGCAGCCCGTTGAGCTGGGCCATGGTGGTGCCAGGGAAGAGCGCCATTACCAGACCTCGACCAGATCCAGCGTCGCGGTCCCGTAGCGGCCGAGGCTCAGATCGAACTTGCCGGTCTCGTCGGTCATCAACCGCATCGGCGCCCGGGCATGGCACCACTCAACGACCGTGCCGATCTCGACCTGTGCCCGAAGCTTGGGCTTGAAGGTCAGGATCGCCTCCTCGCTCGGCTGGAGGGCGACCCCGGTGACGACGTAGAGGTAGCCGCCGAGCCCGATGAAACTCCCGGAAACGAGCGGGAGCTGCGTGCCGCCGAGGAAGATGCGGACCGTGTTGGTCCCGACCGGGGACACGGTCACGACATCGGGGTCGTTGCCGCCTTGGCTGAAGCCGGCGCCGTCCGTGTGGAAGACCTGATCGAGGTAGGGGATGTGACCGATCAGCGGCGCGACCCGGTTGCCGTTGGCGCAGTCGCACGGCCCGATCATCGTCATGTTCGCCCGGCCGTCCATTTGGGCGTGCCATCCGCGATAGGCGAGGATCCGCTCGCGATTGAACAGCGGGATCGTGACGTTCGCCCGCCAGCGACCCAGGCCGCTTGAGACCACCAGCTCGCGCCCGTCGATGCTCTCGCCGCCGGACCGAGACCGGGCGTCGAGCCACCATCCCTCAAGGTTCGCCGTGAGGATGCTCGGCAGGGGAATGTTGAGCATCAGGCGTACCGGATCTGGTAGTTCTGCTGGATCTTCGGGACGTTGCGTCCCGCGTTCCGCATGCCGTTCGCGATGCCGATGGCGATCATCGATTGCAGCTCGGAGTTGGTCGTGGCGCCCGTGACGACGACGTTGACCGGCCCGTTGCCGCCGCCCCCGGACATCAGCCGCCGGGTCGCGTTCGACGGCGAGACGAAGCCGCGCGATCCCATGTTCAGAAGCTCCGGGCCGGCCTCGCCGACGAGGACCGGGCCAGGGCCGGCGGCGCCGCCCGAGGCGGACGACCGGGCCGGCCAGGCCTTAATCGCGCCGCCGCCGATGGCGCCCGGCAGTCCAGAGGTGGCCGCGCTCCCGAGGATGCCGTTCGCAGTGACCCCGAGGAGGGAGTTGAACAGGCCCCCGAGCGACCCCTGGCCGAATAGCCCCTGCGCCGACAGCTCGATGATCTTGAGGGCGATGTTCTGGAGGGCGTCCAAGAAGCTGTCGGCCGACGTGATCGCACCGTCGAACGCGCTCGCGATGGCCTTGCCATACTCGGCCGTCTTGTCCTTGGCCTCGGCGGCGGCCTTGGTCGCCTTGTCGTAGGCCTCGCCGGCTGCGGTGACGGCCCGGGACACGGTCTCGTTCGCCGACGCCTCCGAGCCCAGCAGCGTGATGAGCTGGGGCTTGAGGGCGGTAGCCTCGGCGACGGCCGCAAAGTAGACCTCGGCCGGGGTCCGCACCTCCTCGTAGAGCCGCTTCGCATCGGCGATCAGCGCGTTCTCCTCCTTCAGAGCCGCGCGATCCTCCTTGGACATCTTGGGAGCGCCGCCGCCGGACTTCTTCTTGTCCTTGTCAGGATTGAAGAGCGCATCGAAGTAGGGGTCCTTCGGAGCCTCGACGTTGCCGATGTCAACGGAGGCAAAGGCTCCCGGGATCTGGCCGCCAGCGCCCGGGCCGGCGCCGAAGCTTAGGCCCTGCTTCTTGTCCAGGCTGAAGGTCGGCTTGGCCCGCGACATCGCGTCGAGCTTGTCGGTGACGCCCTGGATCGCGTCTCCGAACCGGATCGCTGGGGCGATGGCGTCGATGAAGCCGAAGCCGAGAACCTTGGTCGCCGTCGCCGCTTGACCGGCCGAGCCGGCGAGGGCTTGGCTCTGCTCACTCAGGGTCCGATGCTCGTCCGAGGCCTTCTTCAGCTCGGGCAGCAGGGCCAGGACCGCCGACTTCATGCCGGTGACGGCATCGGTGGCCGGCGGATATTCCCGGGCGAAGCCATCGGCCGCCACGATGAAGTCCTGGAGCTGGGCCAGCGTCGGCGTGCTGCTGGTCAACAGGGCCGTCATCGCCGCATTGAGCGGCGCCAGTGAAGCCGGGGCGTCGTCGCCGAACTGCTTGATCTGGCTGGAGACGCTCGCCACAAGGTCGTTGAGCGCCTGGAACTGCTTATCGTTGGTCAGCTTCTCGAAGCTTGCGGTGATCTTCTTGTTGTTCTCTTCGACCGCCGCAGCGAGCGCGAGGTTGGCAAGCTCTCCGTACCCCTGCTCCAGCAGGCTCAGCTCATTTCGGGCCTTGAGATACTCCTCGCCGCTCTCCGAGAGCACGCCGTTCAGGGCTTCCTGCGCGGCAGTGTACGCCTCGATCTCCTTCGTCTTGGGAGCGTCGGCGTTCATGGCCTTGGAATAGGGGTCGGTCGCTTCCTCGACGTTGCCGATGTCGACGCTGCTGAAGGCCCCGGGGATCTGGCCGCCAGGCGCCTTGCCACCAGCGAAGCTCAAACCGCCGGCGCCGAGATCCATGCTGAAGGTCGGCTTGGCCTTCTCCATCGCGTCGAGCTTGTCGGTGACGCCGCCGATCGCGTCGCCGAACTTGACCGCCGGAATGATCGCGTTGACGAAGCCGGTGCCGAGGATCTCTACCGCCGTCGACGCCTTGCCGCCGCTGGCAGTGAACTTCCTATTCATCTCGTCCAGCGCCCGCTGCTCGTCAGCCTGAGCCTTGAGCTTCGGGATCAGAGGGGTGACGGCAGCGAGCAGGCCGTCGATGCGCTGCTCAGCGTGCGGCGTACTCCCCTGGAGGCTTTGCAGCGTGACAACGAACGACTCCATCTGCTGGATCGTTGGCGTCGTCGTGGAGCCGAGTTCCCCCATGGCCTTCCGGAGGGATTGCAAGCCCTCCGGGAGCTTCTGCCCGGTCTTTGCGGCGCTCGCGTACATGGCGTCGAGAGTCCGCTTCACATACGACCAATCGCCGGCCGTCTTGATCTCCTCAAAGCTCGTGGTAATGGCTGCGTTGTTCTTCCTGATCGCATCGGTCAGGGTCAGCCGAGCGAGGCCGCTGTAGCCCAGTTGCAGAAGGCTCAGGGAGTCCTTGGCCTTGGAGAGCTTCTGCTCGTTCTCGTCCAGAACGCCGCCGAGGGCCTTTTGGGCTTCGCTAAATGCCTCGGTCGAGGCCTTGGCGAGATCCGCCGTGCTCTCGTAGCTGGCAAGGATCGTGATCAGAGCGCCGAACGCGGTGCCGACAGCGCCGATGATGGCGCCCATGGGGCCGAAGGCGCCGAGCACCTGCGATCCCTGCTGCGTCAGCGCCCGGACGATGCCCTGGCCACCCTCAAGCTGGACGAAGAAGTCGCCGACCTGATAGCCGACCTGCTGGAGCCGGGCCTGGAACTGCCGCGACGACTTGGTCGAGGCCTCCATGGCGGTCGCCATCGCGACGCCGGCCCTATTCGCCCGCTGCTCCATTCCGCCCAGCGACGTGTCGGCAGCGGCCTTGGCCTTCTTGAACGTCCCATCGGTCATCTGACCGAATTGCTGCATCTGTTTAGAGTAACGCTTGAGGTCAGCCTCAATCGTGACCATCAAGGTTTCGAGTTCAGTCTTTGCCATGCAAGCCGCCCTAGTGTATTAGTCGCGGAAAGGACTAAACCCGGAGATTGCGATCATGAATTTATTGGTCAGTGCCATTGGGGCCGTCGCAGCTGGTCTCGCCGTAGCCTTCGGCGCGACCCAGATCGACTCATTGACGATCGGCCAGGCCGACCCGGCCCCGCTCTATCTCGACTATGCGAAGCAGCAGGGAACGGCGGACGCCATGGGCTGGGCCTGCGCCAAGGGCGACGACGCACAGAGCCGGGCGGCCCTCACGCAGATGCTTTTCAACCGGAGCCGGCTTTCGAGCCGGCTTGAGGCCCTGAATAAGGCCGGGGAGATCTCCGCCGGGGAGATGGCCGAGGTCGCCCAAGCCTATCGGGAAGCATCCAGGATCTCGCCCGACGACGACTGCTTCCCCGGCCTCACTGGCCTCGCCCGCGAGGACGCAGACAAGAAGTGGACCGCGCTCAATGGAGCGTCGGTGGAGGGTTGAGTTCCCTCAACCGCTCGACCGACATCCCTTCGACCTGATCGCCTTCGCCGCCCTGCGATGCGTTGAAGCCGTCAACGAGAGCGCACAGCTCCCAAAGGCTCATGCTCCAGACTTGGTCCGCCGTGTAGCCGAGGGCTCCTCCGAGGCCGAGTAGGCGGGCGAGGGAGAGAGCATCACCGCTTCCTCCTCCTCGTCCGCTTGATCTTTTCCCGTGGACGAGCCCGCCGGTGCATCGACCACGGCGGCCGAGATGATCTTCCAGAACAGATCGACATTCCGGGAGAAGGGCCAAGCGACGATGTTCTGGTCGACCGCCCCCTGCGCCAGCGACGGGGTCATGCCGGCGCCGATCATGGCGATGATCAGGAAGTCCCGCATCTCATCGACCTTCCAGGCGTTCGCCCTGAAGTGGTCGATGATCTGGAGGATGCCCTTGCCGCCGAACTTCCGCTCAAGGTCCCGGAACTGCCCGAGGCCGAGGCGGAAGCGGTGAAGCTCGGTGCCGAACGGCACCTCGATCTCTGCGGTCCAGCTCACGTCGATGCTCCCGGGAAGGTCGGATCGAGCGTCATCGGGACCTCGCCGTCGCTGGCCAGCGTGATCTCAAGGGTCACATAGCCCTCCTGCTCGCCGCCGATGTTGCGGGCGGTCATCAGGTAAGGCCCCTGCCAGTAGGCGGTCTGATGGACCCCGATGCGCCAGTTGTGCGAGATCGCCGACTTGTAGACGCCCTCGAAATCCTCCAGGCGCTCCTTGGCGAGCATCCCGGTGCCCGAGATCTCCTCCGCAAAGTAATTCGCCGTCACCCGGCGGACCGGCATCTTGGTCGGATCATCGCAATCCGGCAGCGGGGTCTCGGTGTTGTTCAGCGTGCCATTCAGGGACCGCGAATTGATCCCGCACGCGAACAGCCAAGTGCCCGGGGTGCCGGGATCCTCCATGTAAAGCAGAAGCTCCCTCGCGCCTGCGAGTTGCGGCTGTGCCATGGCAATGGCTCCATCGTTTGGATTAGCGCAGTGCGCCGGTCAGCCTTGCCCAAGGGCCGGTTGGGGCAGGGCCGGCTAGAGGTCGGCCGTGGTGTCCGCCTGGAAATCGATCACGAGGTGGCGGGTCGATCCGTCCGGGTCGCGAAGGATCCGGGTCGACTGATGCTCCATGAGCTGCAAGGCATAGGGCGCAGGGAGCGGAAAGGTTTGGGCGTGAAGGCTTGCGTAGACGGCCGACCCGAGAGCGCGGACCGCATCGCCGGCATGCCCGTCATCAGCCCAGCCGTGCATCGTGAGGATGGTCGTCGCCCCAGTGACGCAATGGGCCTCGAAAGGCTGGACCAGGGTCTCGCCGATCTGGAGCCACGGGAAATCGACCCCCATGTCCGGCCGGTCATAGATCCGGGTGCCGACGATGGCGGCCACAGCGGGGTCGGCCAGAAGGCGATTGCGGACCGCCTCCAGCAGCGCGTTCGTGCCGTCCGGGCTCATGGCGCGGCCTTCGACTGGCCGGCGGCGACCGCCTTGATCGCCTTGCGGGAGGCCTGAGCCATGACCCGCTTGATGTCCCGCTTCTTCAGGCGATAGGCCGGATAGAAGAACGGGCTCGGGCGCTGGTAGCGGGTCCCGAATTCAACGAAGCTCGCGTAGTAGGCATTCTCGGTGTCCGTGACCCCGGCGTAGGCCTTGGCGGCCAGTTGCATCTGGCCCTTCTTGCTGATCTGCGCGCCCCGGCCCTGCCGTAGGCCCTCAAGGCCGACCTCGCCGGGCTTCGCCCAGCCCCAGCCGATGCTGCGCTGGAGCTTGCCGCCGCCTTGAGAGACGGGCACCAGCCGGCGCTGATAGTCGTTGAGGATCTCCATGCCCTCGGCGATGGCCCCCGAGAGCGCGAGGCGCACAGCCTCGGGCATCTCGGCGATCCTCTGATCCAGCCGAGCCGTGCCGCTCACTTTGAAGCCCATGGCGTTACCCGGGTTTGCCGGTCATCAGGATCAGCTCGACCGTCCGGTCGTGCTGGTCGGGGGCGATCACGGAGACGACCGCCATCTCGGGGCCGGCCTGGCCGGCTCTAAAAGCCGCCGTGATCTGCTTGGTCGTGTCGTTGAACCGGATGCGGACCGTGGCCGGAACCTGCGGCTCCAGACGGCCCGCCTCCATCAGCTCGCGCCCCCGGGTCGGGATGAACTCCGCCCAGCATTCGCAATGGAGCGCCCAGCCCAGCTCGACGTTGCCCGTGGGGCTCACGTCTTCAACCGGGCGGTAGAACTGGAGCCGGGTGCGCAGCCGGCGAGCCCGCATGAGCTTTGCCATCAGGCGAGCGCCGGATCCCGGTCGCGGTGCAGGACGTCGATCACGGCCTGAGACAACGGGTTGTCCTCGCCGTCGTAGAGCGCCCGGATCACCAGCAGGATCGCGGTCTGGACGTGCTCGGGCACGGTGCTGATGGTCCAGCCCCGGTCGAGGGCCGACCCGGCCGGCTGCGGCTTCAGGTAGCCGAGGACGATGCGCGTGCCCTCGGCCATCATGCGTTCGACGTCGGCCTGATCGTCGGTCGTGTCGATGCGGACACGATCCTTGACCATCTGAAGGGAGACGAGCGGGGTCGTTGCCATCAGAAGCGACTCCCGTCCGGGCCGATCTGTGTCAGGTCTTTTCCGGACGGGCCAGGGGCGCCGCGCTCGCCGCGATCCCCGTCCTTGCCGTCCTTGCCGTCGCGGCCCCGCTTGACGCAGAGCTGCCAGTCGTCGCTCGTCTCGGGCTTGGCGATGGTCTCGCGATGGGCGAAGTGCATCGAGCCGCCCAGCGTGACGAGGTCGCCCCACTCGTAACCCTCGCCGGCCTTGAACACGCCGCGGAAGATCGGCCAAGGCACATGGATGTCGGTGGCGTAGGAGATGCCGCCGGGGGCCTCCATGCCGAAGCTCAGGGTGTGCTTGCCGTCATACTCGACGGTGAAATTCTCCGGGCTGAAGCCGTCGCGGCCGGCATCACCCTTCTCGCCCCGGTCGCCCCGAGCCCCTGCCTCGCCGGCGGCCCCGGTGATGCCCTGCGGCCCGTCCAGGCCGCGCTCGCCCTGCGGTCCGGGCATGCCGTCGCGCCCATCGCGGCCAGGGAGGCCAGGGAGGCCGACAGGGCCTTCCGGGCCGGCTGGGCCTACCTCGCCCGCGTCGCCCTTGACGCCGGGCACGCCAGCGACGCCGCTGTCGCCCGGAGGCCCTTCCGGGCCGGCCTGGCCGGCCTGGCCGGGGTCACCTTGGGGTCCGGGCGCCCCGGTGGCCCCGTCGCGGCCAGGGAGGCCGTCAGGGCCGGCAGGGCCGGCCTCGCCGGGCAATCCTTGGGGTCCGGGCGCACCAGCGGCGCCATCGGCCCCAGCAAGGCCCGGGAGGCCTTCAGGGCCGGCAGGGCCGGCCTCGCCGGGCGGTCCTTGGGGTCCGGCCGCCCCGTCCACCCCGTCGCGCCCTGGCGGCCCCGCAGGGCCGACAACGGCCTCCCGCGCTTCGAGTGCGACGATGCGGTCGATCAAGGCTGCGTTTGCCGCCTTGGTCTCCACGAGCTGGGCCTCCAGCGAGACGATCAGGCCGTGCGTCACCTCCAGTGCTTCGGCGACCGAGGTCGCGGAGGCCATGGCCGGGGCGATGGCGCCGCCGACTTCCCTGGAGACATAGATCTTCACTGCGTCGAAGACGGCATCGGCCATCTCGGACACGTCGGTCATTCCCCGAGGCATCAGTCCCGGCCCTCCCTTTTCCCCTGGCAGGACCGGCGGATCGGCGTACCAGCTATTGATCGCGGCGAAGACGCCGGCCGGGCGGCCCTGCGCTGCGGCTCGCCGCAGACACTCGTCCTTGCCCGGATCGATCACGATGAATTCCGCGCCGGCATCGGCGTAGGCCTGGAGCCGGAACGGCTTGGGGTTGGTCGCGATGATCCAAGCGTCGTCATCGAGGCCCGCCATGATCCGGTTGATCGCCGCGACGCGGGCCGACCGAGTGACGAGGCGGATCGAGCCCTCGACATCGTGGTCATCCGGGAAGCCCAGCGCATGAGCGATGGCGTCGTAATCCACGATCACGTCGCCGGCCGAGGCGTGCGCTTCGACATAGGTTGATTTGCCAGCGGTCGGCGGACCGATGACGACGCGGATCATGCCGCCGCCTGGAGAAGCCGCCGCGTCAGACGAGCGGCGAAGCGGGCCGCCACGGTCGGGTCGGCCTCGGGCTCGTCTTCCGGGTCAGCCTGGCCGATCTGCGCTGGCGCGGTTTCGGTCTGTCCGGCTGGCGCGGCCGGGGCCGGCGCCGGCTTGGCGAACGGGTCGTCCCGATCGCGCTTGGCGAGCGCGGCAAGGCTGAAATTCTGCTGCTGCATGTACGGGGTGTCGCCGCCCTCGACCGGGGGCAGGTTGAGCCGCTTCCGGCTCTCGTCCGGCTTCTTGATGCCGGCGCCGATCGCGGTCGCCTCGGCGGCGATCAGCGTCGCCGTGTCCATCCGCAGCAGACCATCGGTGTCGAACTCGGTGCCGTAGGGATCCGGCAGCGCCAGCCCCTCGTCCAGGCACACTTCGATGCTCTCGACGTGGATCTGAAGGCACTGGCTGTAATACTGCTGCGACAGCGCCTCGATGTTGGTGTTGACCGGGGCCGGGCCGATGCCGGCCATGTAGGCCGGGACGCCGAAGGCCGCGCAGACCACCTCGGCGGTCCACTTGAGCTGCTCGATGAGCTGGGCATCGACGGCGTTGACTGCCATGCGCTCATATTTGAGCCCGTCGCCCAGCACCGCGACCTTGCCAACATTGGCGCCGCTATAGTTGGTGTCCCAATGTTGCTTGAGCCGGACTGCCGTCTCGTCACTGATCGCGCCAGGCGCAGTCAGGATGCCGCCCGGATTGGAACCGTTGGCGAAGAACGAGGCGGAATTGTTCTGGATCTTGAGCCCCTGCGCCGCAGCGAGGCCGCAGGCGAAGATCGGCGAGGTGCCGACCAGGGGATGAAAGATCGTGTTCCAGCGGTCGTGGATGATCTCGCGGGCCGGTGCCGTGATCCCGAATTCGAGGCCGGCGAGCCGGTCGGGCGAGAGCTGATAGAAGACCGATCCATCGGTCGAGACCATCGGCTGCACCCGCCAGGGGTCGAGCACCGTGAGCCCGATCACGACGCCGCGCTGGTCGCGCTCCTTGAGGATGTAGGCGTTGCCGTTGATCAGCTTCGACTGGACCCAGCTCTGCATGAACTGGATCCTGGTCTGATACAGATTGGGCTTGCGCAGGACCGGCGAGAACGCCGGGACCGAGACCTCGTGCCAGATCCCGAACGCATCCTCCTGCACCAGCTTGACCCGCATCTTGGCGATGTCGGAGCTGATCAGGGAGATGCAGCGGTAGACCGCGAAATAGCCCAGCACCTCGTCGGTCGACCACTCGACATTCTGCTGCCAAGCCCCGGAAAAGGGCTCGCGGATGATCGGATACCAGCCGCCCCGGTTGTCCGGCGGCCGGAGATTGGTCGGCAGGGCCTTCGTGATCGACAGGCCGAAGATGTTCATCAGTCGTCCACCTTCGTCGAAAGCACGGCGAGCTTCGCTCCAGCTTCGAGGAGGAGGAGCGGGAAGTCGGGGCAGAACGTCTTCCAATCGGCCATGATCGTCGCGACCTGCTCGTCGGTCAGGGGGCCGGGCGAGGTCAGGACGAAGCGGTCGCCAGGGCGCAGATCGACCCGCGTCAGGGCGCCATCGATCTCTGTCACCATTTCCGCGATGGCATGGGCCGCCATCCGGTCAACCGATGGCCCGTTCATGGTCAGTCCTCGGCCCGCATGTCGCGGCGCTGGTATGGGACCGTCTTCCGCTTCGGCTCCGGGCGTTCCGGCTTCTCGGCCGGGGGCTCGGGCTCGGGCTCGGGCTCGGCGATGCGCGCCAGGCGGACCCGGGTCAGCATCAGCGCGGCACGGTCGGTCAGGGCATCGAAGCGGTCGCCAGGGCGCAGCGACCGGTTGCGATAGCGCATGGCGGCAAGAGCGATCAGATCGGGCACGGCGACCTCACTTGTGGCGGAACCAGCTCGGGCCGGTCCGATCAAAGGTCTTGAAGACGGTATTGACCTCGCGACCGTGTCGGATCCGGGATCCGAAGAAGGTCCGCGCGGCATAGTTGAAGCAGCCCATGTCGCTATCGCCGGCCCCGGGCAGCCGCTTGTGATGCGCGTCCGCCTTGGCGTCGAAATAGGTCCCGAGGAGCTTCTGGATGAAGGCGATCACCAGCTCCCGGCGACCGCCGGCCAGGCCGGCGTTGAGGAGGGGGAGCCGGCCGTATTTCTGGATGAAGCCGCGCAGGAAGAGCGCCGGATGGTTCTGGACCATCCATGGGCAGGCGAGCTGGCTCGGCTCGTCGCCGAGGTACAGGTGCTCGCCCATCTTGGGGAAAGGGTTGTTGAGCATCTCCACGTCGGTCGCATCGACGCAGAAGACCTTGCCGATGTCCGGCCGGCTCCGAAGGTATTGGAGGATCGAGATCCATCGCTGCCAATAGGGCGAGATGCTGGCCTCGACCCGGACGTGCTTGACGGTTTCGGTGTCGGGCTGGTCCAGGCAGTTGTGCAGGATGACCAGCTTCGGCCCGGCCAGGGAGTCGATCAGCGGGCGGAGGCTGGAGTAGTCCGGTTCCCAGGCCGCCCCGAGCTTCTGGAGGTCGGGCAGGCCGGCGAAATAACATGTGACGATCACGTCCTCGGTCTCGCGGTACGGGACGAATTCGGTCGAGCCCACGAGGGCCTGATGCAGGGGCCGGTTGACCGCGATCTGGTGGATGCGCTCCTGGCCTCGAACCGTCGAGGTGACGGCGAGGTGCTCGTCGGAGCTGTAGATCAGCCGGTCGCTGTCGGTGACGTCGGCATAGCGGAAGGTGGTCAGCCCGAGATTGTGGATCCTCTCCGAGAGGTTCGGATGCTCCCAACCCCAGCGGCCGAAGACCGGGTTCATGCCGCCGGCCCGCTCCAGGCAGACCCGCTTCAGGTACAGCATGCAGCCCCGGGCATGGCTGTAGGCCGTGATCTTGCTGTCGCGGTAGAGCTGGACGTTGTCCCGGAGGGACGGGCGATCCGCGAAGTCGAGGAAGATGTACATCAGGTGCGGCTCGCCGGACCGGATGTAGGGCAGGTGCCAGTCCGCGACGATCGGATAGGTGTCGTCATCGAACAGGAAGATCTCGTCGCAGTCCTCCAGCAGCTCCAGGCACTTGTTCTTGGCCCGGGCGATCCCGGCGTTGACCTCGAACCGGTGGTCGGCGCCGGGCACGGGAACCGTGCTGGCATCATCGACCACAACGATGCGGGCGCCCGGAGGAGCGAAGCGCCGGATCTCGACCATCGTGCGGTCGAAGACCTCGCGCCGGTTGTGGGTCGTGACCCCGATCCCGACCTTCATTCGGTGGCGCCGGCCAGGTGGCCCACAGAGCTGTAGGGGTTGCGCCGGCCCCAGCGGTAAAGGTGGAACAGGTACAGGCCCAGCGCGACCCCGAGCTGGCCGCCGGCCGCCCGCACGTCGCCGCAGAACCGCTGATCGAACAGGAGCGACCGCTCAACGAAGGGGTGCGCCCGCCAGACCCGCTTCGGGAAGATCAGGCACATGCCGGCCAGGACGCCCGCGCGGAGCGGCTGGACGAGGGGGCCGTGCTCTTCCCAGCGTTGGAGAGCGATGTCCCGGTGGCGCCCGATGTCGGCCTCGTCGCTGAAGAGGCCGCCATGGAGCTGAAGGGGCGAGCGCAGCCGATTGGTCATGGCCCCGATCACGGAGAAGGCATCTCCGTGCGCGGCCACGACCTGCTCAACCTGCTCGCCCCAGCTCGGCGACAGCCAAAGGGTGTCGCCATCGCGTAGGCAGACCCAGGCATCGTCGGGAAGGAGATCGACGAAGGCGTTGAGGCCTCCGCCGATGTTCCCGGTCTGCCAGGGGGTAGAGTGGAAGATCACGATCAGGTGGTCGGGGTGTAGCTGGCCCCGGTGATGCGGGCCACGGAGTCGACCCGGCGCTTCTGCCAGTTGATGAACCGCTCGGCGCGCAGGCCGATCGAGTTGGTCTGCCACAGCGAGACCAGCGAGGTCGCGGCAACGGTCGGCGAGCTGGAGTTGGTCGGGTTGTCGAGCATCTCCAGGGAAGCCTCGCGGCTGGCGTCGATCACAACCTGCCCATCGTCGGCGAGGTAGATCTGATCCGCCGCGACCAGGATGATGTTCCCGGCCGGGGCATACTGCGAGGTGATGACCGGCACGCCCTCCAGAGAGCCGCCCTTCGGGCCGATCCCCGGGAACTCCGGCTGCCCGAGCGGGGTCTTCACCCGAGCGATCTGCTGGGCGAGGATCTCGGACATGATGAAGACCGCGTTCGCCGTCGAGAGGTTGGCGGTGATGAAGGCGGTATACAGCGCGTCGAGATCCGAGGCGACATCGCCGGTCGAGGCGATGCCGGCGACGCCGTTGGTGATCGACGCCGGGCTCACATTGGCCGCAGCCGCCTTGGCCGGGTCAACGAAGTCCAGGTCCAGCCGCGCCCGGATCGCATCGGCGAGGGCGTTGCGGACCAGGGTGTCGGCCGAGGGGTTGGAGAAGCGCACCAGTTCCTCGGTCAGGACGGAGATCGCCGCGACCTTGGCCCAGCGCAGCTCGATCTGGTCAAAGTCGAACTTGGTCAGGGGCTTCGGCTTGCCCTCGCCGACCCAGTAGGCATTGCCGCCGCTGGTCTGAGCCGGGATCTTGATGTTGAAGGGCACGTTGAACAGCGAGGGGATGCCACCCGCGCCGAACTTGCCGATGATCGTGGTCGGGCGCAGGAACTCGATGAAGTCGCCCGCGAAGGTCTGGTAATCGACCAGCGGGCCAGCCCAAGTCGGATCGGTGGTCGTGCCGGCGGCCACGGCGGCCTTGAGCACGTTGTGGATGCGGGGATTGTCCGGGTAGATGTTCCGGGCGATCTCCAACGCCTGCTGCGGGTTACCCTTGGCAGCGGCCAGGGTCTTGACGTAGCGGGCGAACTCGATGCCCGGGGGCAGCTTCACGTCGCGGACGATGACGATCGGGCTCTGCGAGCGGGCGTCGGCTGCGGACCGGGAGTCGGTCACGATGACCGGCTTGGCGGCCAGGGCGTTGACGGCCTCCTGATTGTGGAGGCGGACGAGATGGGCGTCGATCGACTTCACGTCGTCGGCGAGCCCGTCGTACTCATCCTCCTGAGCCTGATCGAGGGTCGCTTCCTCCTCGCCGGCCTTGTTCATGATGTCGCCCATCCGGGCGGCCTTCGCGGCGCGAGTCGCCTCGAAAGAAGAGATCTGTTCTGCGATGGTCCTCGGCATAGCCTTGGCCCCTTTCTTCGCGGTCTGTTTCAGGGTTCCCGAGGCGCCGGGCTGCACGGTCTGGCCGACCGAGAGATCCGAATGGCCTGTCGCGGCCCGGACCTCGGTGTCGACCGATCGAATGGTGTCTATGGTTGCGTCGGCATTGGCCGGGATCGTCACGAGTGACAGCTCCAACCATTCCCACGTCTTGAAGCGCGTCCCGCCTTCGATGAACTCGCGGTCCAGGGCGCGGAAGCCGATGCTCACGGCCCGCACGAGGCCGGCCTTAACGCTCTGCCAGGCCTCGTCCACACGGTCCTTGAGGATCCCGGGGTCGGTGATGCGGGCGATCACAGCGCGGAAGGGAATGCCGTCCTTGGTCGGCTTGGCGAACTCGACATGCCCGACCGGCTGCGATGCGTTGTGCTGCCAGAGTAGGGGCATCGGCAGGGCGAACTTGGCGCCCATGGGCTCGACCACGTCGCCGATGCGGTCAGGCCGGGGCGTCGAGGCGATGCCCTCAATGACGCGCGCTTCGTCGTTGACCGAGCGCACCGTGAGGACGCTATAGGCCCGATCGAGTTTCGGCATGGACGGCTCCCCAAACGAAAGGGGCGACCCGAAGGCCGCCCCAGCCGCCGGTCGCACCGGCGGTTACTGCGTGTTACCGATCGTCGGCAAACCGGAGGAGTTGCCGACGATCGGTAACGCGATCAGTGATTTCCTATGACCGGCGGCTACCGGGTGACGTGCTTGCAGGCCCAGAACACGGCCTCTTCGATCTTGGTCTGCGCGAGGCTCAGCTCGCGGGAGCCTTGCCGGTCGCCCTCCGGGCTGGTCTGGCCGATGCCGTGCAGGCAATTCAGGAACTCGAGACCGAGATCCTTGACCATTTCCATCTGCGCTTTCTCGTCATCGGAAAGCACCCGGTAGGAATGGCGCATCACGTTGTTGACGGTGCGCCGATCGGAGGTGCTGTCGAAGGTCTCGGCCATGGTCGCTCCTAGACGAAAAGCATTTGGTAGGACGGGATCACGACCCGCTGAAGGTCCCGGGCCTTGAGCCCGACCGCCATGGCGCAGGCGACCGCGCCGTCGATCCGGAACCGGGTCGCGCTCTTGTCCAGCTTGCGGTTCCCGGCCGGGTCTTGGACCGCCATGGCGTTGGCGACGCAGAAGGCGAGGACCGGGTTGCCGTTGTGGGCGAACCGCCGCTGGAGGATGGAGATCTCCCAGGCGTCGATTGCGGGGCTCATGTCCCGGAAGCCCTGGCCCCATGGGCAGAGCCGCAGGGCGCCGGGGATGGGCTTGTCGTCGTCGGTGTAGCCCCGGAGCCCGATGCGATCGAACTCCCGGAGCAGATCCTTGATGCGCCATCGGTCGTAGGCCAGCCCGACCACGTCGTAGTCGTGGGCGATCTCGGCGATGCGCTCGGCGACGTAGCCGTAGTCGATGGCTCGGCCTGGCGGAGCATCAATCCACCCCTGGTCCTTCCATAGGCTGTAGGGCGCCCGGTCCCGAAGCTCGTGCTCCTTGATCAGGCCTCCGGGCTTCCAGAACCAAGCCGCTACACGGTCGCCGCTGTCCGCCGAGCAGGCCACCAGGGCCGTCAGGTCGGTCGTGCTGGAAAGGTCGAGCGCGAGATAGATCCGCTCGCCGGGCTGGAGGCCCTCGTCGCTCAGGCAGGCCTCCCATTCCGAGCGGGGGATCAGGGGGCTTTGGCTGTCGACCCGTTGGTTCAGGTAGAGGTTGCGGAAGGTGCTCTCGAACGATGGCATACGGGACGCCCGTGCCGCAGCCGCGCGCATATCCTCCAGCGACCGGAAGTCGTCCAGAGCCGGATTTGCGAGCGGCCAGACGCTCTCGTCGTAAATGTCTTCGACGTCGTCGGGCAGGGCGTAGAGGTGGCAGACGATCGTGGGGTCTTCGGCCCGGAGCCCGTCATCGATCAGTTGCGAAAGGACATGGGTCGGATCATTGCTCTGCGTCGAGATGACGATGAACAGGGGCTCCTCACGGGCGCCCATGCCGCTGTCGAGGGCATCGTAGAGAGCCCGGTTCTTGCTCTGCGCCAGCTCGTCATAAACGACGACGCTCGGGTTGAGCCCCATCTTGGTCCCGGCCTCGGCCGAGATTGCCCGGTACAGGCTGCCGTTCTTCCGGCTGACGATCGTCTTCGTGCTCTCCACGATCTCAAGCTGGGCTCGGCGCTTCAGCTCGGGATCCGCCTCGATCATCTGGCGGCAGACTTTGAAGACCTGCGCCGCCTGCTCGCGCTCGTTGGCGGCGCTGTAGATCTCGCCGTTTCGGACCGCCTCGGGGCCGGCCAGGTGGGCCAGCACCAGGGCGGCGATCAGGGCCGTCTTTCCGTTCTTCCGGGCGATCGAAAGGATGCCGCGCCGGACGACGCGCCGCCACTTCCGCCCCTTGAAGGTGTGGGGCTCATAGATCGCCTGGACGAACCGGCGCTGGAAAGGCCGCAGCCGGAACGGCCTGCCCTGGCCTACGCCGGACGGGACGATCAGGCATTCGATGAACTTGCGGACCCGCTCGGCTCGCTCTGCCGACCGCCGAAGATTAGGCAAGCAGGCCGTCGAACTTGGATCCGTCGTCCAGCGGGCCGGCGGCGATGCGCGAGCGGGCGGACGGCGTCATGCCGAATTCGCAGGCATACCGGACCATGTCCGCAGCGGCCTTGTGAGCGGTGCCCACGAGCGGGTTCTGGATGGCGTTCCCGTTGCTGGTCTTGATCATCAGACCGCCGGTCAACAGGTCACGTTTCGCCATCTCCGCGATAGCACTCTCCGCCTGCACCCAGCGGCCATAGGCTTGGCAGTAGGCAGCGAGCGCCGCCCGGTCCAGGCCGGTCAGCAGCCCAAGGGCACCCAGCTCCTCCGAGACCCGCATCCATTCGATCGCGGCGACCGTGGTCAGGCACTCGGGGGGATCGGGGATGCGGTTTTCCGGCTTGGGCTCCCGAGGGTTGATCGGACGCTTGCCCGGGTTGCCCATGATCAGCTTGAGCGCGGTCGGCTTGGCGGAGGATCGGAGTTTGCTCATGGATGGTCTCGAACAGCCGCCGGACGAGATACGATCGGGCGAGGGAAACGAGCGTGAAGATCACGCCGATCAGGGCGTTCTGCGCCAAGCTGGCGTGAAGCCCGACCAGCGGGAAGGCCACGATCTGCGTTGCGAGGGCGACGATGTATCCGATCGCCGTTGAGGTGCAGGCCTCGATCAGGGAGAGTCGGCGGCTCTGCATTCGGCCTGGCCGAGCTTCAGTTGAGGGTCGCCGCCAGCTCGGGATGCGTCGGCGGCTGCGACCGCCGCTCCGTAACGGCGTCGAACGTCTCGTTCGTCCCTTCCAGCCGGGCAGACTGGCCGGTGAACTCCTGCCACCGCTTAACGATCACGTCGACGTAGGCCGGGTTCAGCTCCAGGCCGTAGCCGAGCCGGCCCATCATCTCGGCCGCGATGATCGTCGTCCCGCTGCCGAGGAAGGGGTCGTAGACGGCTTGCCCATTTGAGCTGTTGTTCTCGATGGGCCTGCGCATGCACTCGACCGGCTTTTGCGTACCGTGATCCCATGTCTTCTCGTGACCATGGTTGCCGAAGCTGTTGTTGTTCGAGATCGCCCAGACCGTGGTCTGCTTCCGATCCCCGCAGTAGTGGCCCGTCTTGCCCTTGCGCACGGCATACCAGCAGGGCTCGTGCATCCAATGGTAGTCGCCCCGGGAGAGCACGAAGTGCTGCTTGACCCAGATGATCTGCGACCGGAGCTGGAAACCTTCCGCCGCGAGGCTGTCGGCGACCGTGTGGGCATGGGCGCCGCCGTGCCAGACGTAGGCGACCTCGCCGGGGAACAGAGCCCAGGCCGGCGCCCAGTCCGCCCGCTCGTCGTTCATGACCTTCCCGGTGGCCCGCTTGAAGCCCATGTCGATGCCGTTGCGCCAAGCCGGGTCGTAGTTCACGCCATAGGGCGGGTCCGTGACCATCAGATGCGGCTTCACCCCGGCGAGGAGCCGGGCGACCGTGTCGGCGTCCGTGGCATCGCCGCAGACGACGCGGTGCCCGCCAAGGATCCACAGGTCGCCCGGCAGGGTCGCCGGTATCGCCGGCTCCTCTGGCACTTGATCCGGGTCCGTGAGACCCGAATTGCCGCCCCCCGACAGCTTTGCCAGCTCCTCCTCCGACCAACCCATCAGGGGCAGATCGAAGCCCATCGCCTCCAGGTCGACCAGCTCCAGCTTGAGCAGATCCTTGTCCCACTCGGCGTTCTCGGCGAGCTTGTTGTCGGCCAGGACGTAAGCGCGCTTCTGCGCCTCGGTCCAGCCGACCGCCACCATGACCGGGGCGTCTTTCATCCCCAGGCGCTGCGCCGCCATGACCCGGCCGTGCCCGGCGATGATGCCGCCGGCCTCGTCCACGAGGATCGGATTGGTCCAGCCCCACTCCCTGATCGCCGACATGATCTGACCAACCTGCTCGTCGCTGTGCTTCCGGGCATTCCGGGCATAGGGCACGAGCCGGGTCAGATCCCAGCGTTCGACCTTGTCCGCCGGCCAGGGCCGGGTCGGCTGGGCTTCGATGACTGATGGCATCCGGTCGGCCTCAAGGTCTCAGAGGGGTCGTCGCAAGCACGGAGGGGGTTAGATCCGGGTTTAACCCGGGTTAAAATCGGGGCTGGAGCCGCTGAAATATTTTCCGCGCCCATGTCCGAGCCCTGGAAAGGCCAGGGAAACCGCCAATTTCTGCTGATGGCGCGCGGCGGCTGCTGGAGGTCGCCCGTCTTTCATTGCGGCCGGACCAGCTAAGCCATTGATTTCATTGGCCCCCGGTCGTTTTACTGCGGCGTCTAAAAGGAGAG